ATCATAGATAAAGGTGATTTTGAAAGCTATGACCATCTTGAAGAAATGGTTCGTGAAGCCCTTCAGGTCGGTGAGGTTGATGCTGGTACAGCAGATGTTTTCTCTAATTTGGATGAAGTGTTGGAAGAAGACTTTAGACATCCTATCCCTATGGGAATTCCCGGAATTGACAACCTGTTAAAGGGTGGTATAGCAAAAGGGGAATTGGGTGTTGTTCTTGCTCCGACAGGTGTTGGTAAGTCAACGTTGTTGACAAAAATCTCCAACCATGCATTTAACTTGGGTTACAATGTTCTACAAATTTTCTTTGAGGACAACCCAAAAATTATTCAGAGAAAACACTTCACATTATGGACTCAAATCGCACCTGATTTGTTATCAATGCACAAGGATAAAGTCCTTGCAAAAGTTAGAGACATTCAGGAGAACGCACCCAATAAACTTATCTTAAAAAAGTTACCATCTGACACTTTGACAATGAATCAGATTAAGAACCAGATTCGTAAAATGATAGCGGAAGGTACTAAGATAGACATGGTTGTTTTGGACTACATTGATTGTGTAGTTCCTGACAAAAATTTGGGTGACGAATGGAAGAGCGAAGGTTCCGTTATGAGAAGTTTTGAGGCGATGAACCACGAACTTAACTTGGTCGGTTGGACTGCGACTCAAGGTAACAGAAACTCAATCTCCTCAGAGGTTGTTACGACAGACCAAATGGGAGGGTCTATTAAGAAAGCTCAAGTCGGTCACGTAATTATATCTGTTGCCAAATCTCTACAACAAAAGGAGATGAACCTTGCCACCATCGCAATTACCAAATCTCGTATTGGTAAGGATGGTGTTGTTTTTGAAAACTGTAAGTTTGATAATGAGATGTTGGAAATTGATACAGAACAAAGTGTCACTTTCTTGGGTCTTGAAGAACAGAAAGAAGAAAGAAACAGAGAAAGGATTAAGGAACTTTTGGATAAAAGAAAACAGAAGGAAAATATACAATAAAACCCAACAAATTTATTTAAAAATGGAAGATTTATATAATAATAATGAGAGTGATATACGCTATGTCGTAAAGAGAACGGGTACAAAAGTACCATTTGAGGTAGATAAAATTGAGATGGCAATTTTAAAGGCAATGAACAGTATTGATGCTGTTGATGATGAAATGGCTGAAAAAATTGCAAGGATTTCTACAAAGGCTTTGTTTAGAAATAACAAAGACCGCATCCCTCATGTTGATGATGTTCACGACATGGTTGAAAACAAATTGATGGATAACGGATTAAATGATGTGGCAAAAGAATACATCCTATACCGTGCAAAGAGGAGAAGAAATATCTTCGCAAAAAGAACAAATTTAAAACCATACGAGTACCCAAACCTAAATGAGTATGTGGATGCTATCAGACATTCTTATTGGGTTCATACGGAGTTTAATTTCACTTCAGACATTCAGGACTTTAAAGTTCATTTGAATGAAGTTGAAAAAACTGCATTAGAAAGAGCGATGCTTGCGATTTCTCAGATTGAAGTTGCGGTTAAATCATTTTGGGGTGACATATATAAGAGAATGCCGAAACCTGAAATTGGAAATGTCGGAGCAACATTCGCCGAGTCTGAAGTAAGACACGCGGATGCGTATTCTCACCTTATTCAGTTGTTGGGATTAAACAGAGAGTTTGAAAACCTCTTACAAGTTCCTGCAATTCGTAGAAGAATTAAATATTTGGAAAAAGCTATCACAAACTCAAAAGCGGTTGAAAACAGGGAATACTTTGAGTCAGTAGTACTATTCTCAATGTTTATTGAGAATGTATCACTGTTCTCTCAGTTCTTGGTTATTATGTCATTTAACAAACATAAAAATATGTTAAAAGGTATTAGTAACGCCGTTGAAGCTACATCAAAAGAAGAGAATATCCACGCAGAATTTGGATTTGATTTGGTAAATCTAATCAAAGAAGAAAACCCTGAGTGGTGGACTGAAGAGTTAATAGAAGACCTAATTATCTCAACAAAAGAGGCTTATGAGGCTGAAGTTGAAGTTGTAAACTGGATATTTGAAAAGGGAGATATGGACTTCCTAACTAAAAATCAAACATTGGAGTTTATTAAAAATAGATTTAATCTATCATTAAACTCTATAGGTATTGATAATATCTTTGAAATTAACGATACTATATTAGAAACAACAGAGTGGTTTGACGACGAAATTCTAACTACAAAACATACTGATTTCTTTAATAAGAGAAGTATCAATTATAGTAAGAAAGCGAAGTCAATTACATCAAACGATTTATTTTAATAACGATATAAAAACAAAATGGAAAATAGAGAAGCATTTGATTGGATTAATGAAGAGTCAATTACCTTTCTTCGTAGAGGGTATTTGAGTGAAGGGGAAGAGCCTTTAGAAAGAATTAGAACTATTGCAGACCACGCAGAAAAACTTTTGGGTATAGATGGGTTTGCAGATAAGTTCTTTGACTATATGGGTAGAGGATGGTATTCATTATCATCACCTGTATGGGCGAACTTTGGTAAGAGAAGAGGACTACCCGTAAGTTGTTTCGGTTCTAATATTGGTGATAATATTGAATCGATTCTTTATACACAAGCAGAAGTTGGTGAGATGAGTAAGATGGGTGGTGGTACCTCAGGTTATTTTGGTAATATTAGAGGTAGAGGAGCAGAAATTACTGACAATGGACATGCGCCAGGGGCGGTACACTTTATGAACCTATTTGAAAGTGTTGTGGATAACATTTCACAAGGGTCCACTCGTAGAGGTAGATTCTCACCATACTTACCTGTTGAACATCCTGATATCATGGAGTTTTTAGAAATTGGAACGGAAGGGTTCCCAATTCAAGATTTAACTCACGCGGTTACAGTAACTGATGAGTTTATGAATGAGATGATTGAAGGAGATAGTGAAAAAAGAGCAATATGGGCAAAAGTAATTCAAAGAAGAGGTGAAATAGGTTATCCGTACATCATGTTTACAGACACTATGAATAATAAATCACCTAAAGTCTATCAGGACAAAGGTGCTAAAATTTATAATTCTAATCTTTGTTCTGAAATTGCATTACACAATTCTGAAGAAGAGTCTTTTGTATGTGTCCTTTCATCTATGAATTTGTTACACTACGATGAATGGAAAGATACTGATGCGGTTGAAGTTATGACTTATTTCTTAGATGCGGTTGTTACTGAGTTTTTAACTAAAATTGAAGATATTAGAGATAACGGGACTATTGAAGGTAATAGAGCATTCTTTTATTTAGAAAAGGCATATAACTTTGCGAAGAGACAACGAGCATTAGGTCTTGGAGTATTAGGATGGCATTCACTATTACAGTCTAAAAACTTACCATTTGATAGTAGAGATACCGCTAGATTAAATGTCGAGGTCTTTAAGTTAATTAAAGAAAAGTCATATAAGGCTTCTGAAGAATTAGCAAAACAATTTGGAGAACCTGAATACCTAAAAGGTTACGGTAGAAGAAATGTTACATTGAACGCTATCGCACCAACAACATCGTCTGCATTTATACTCGGGCAGGTATCACAATCAATTGAACCTATTTGGTCTAATTGTTATGTTAAGGATGTTGCTAAAATGAAAGTTACAATTAAAAATCCTGTATTGGAAAAACTTTTAATTGAACTAAAGAAAAATACTAAAACAACATGGAATAGTATTAAAAAGAATGATGGTTCAGTACAACATCTTGATTTCTTAACTGATGAACAAAAAGAGGTCTTTAGAACTTTTGCGGAGATTAATCAAGCGTCTATTATAAATCAGGCAGCGATTAGACAAGATTATATTGACCAATCACAGTCACTCAATCTTATGATATCACCTGATATGCCAACAAAAGATGTAAACAAACTTTTGATTGATGCGTGGAAGTTAGGGGTCAAGACATTATACTATCAACACTCCATGAATTCTGCTCAAGCATTTGCCAGAAAAAAATTAAATTTAAATGACCTACAATGTGTCGCATGTGAAGGATAAAATAAAACCCGTCAAGATGACGGGTTTTTTTATAAAAAGTTTATAATGGATATTTATTGTTATGGTTATAAATAAAACATATGGTATAAATTTTCCTTTTAGAGAAAGTCAAGAAGGTAAATACTTATCCTTAACTAAGGAAGTTAAGGATGAGGTTAGAGCGGATTTATTACATTTAATATTAACAAGGAAAGGTTCTAGATATTATTTACCTGATTTTGGGACAAGAATATATGAATTTATTTTCGAACCAATGGACGGACCAACATTTGATGCAATTAAAGATGATATAAAATCTGCAGTAGAAAAATATATACCTAATTTACAAATAAATGATATTAGTATAACACCATATACAGATGAAGATAAAGGAGTTGTTGGTGAATTAAACATGAGTGAATTATCTACTGAATATGAAATGTTTGATATTTTTAGAACTGCAGGTGAGGGCGTTGATGAATACACTGCAAAAGTAAAAATAGATTATTCAGTTACAGATAGTACATTTAGTACGAGAGATTTTATAATTATAAATATTTAAGAATAAATGGCTAACCGTAAAATATCATATACTGAAAGAGATTTTGAGTCTTTAAGACAGGAGTTAATAAACTATACACAACAATATTACCCTGAATTAATAGATAATTTTAATGACGCATCAGTTTTTTCTGTTTTTATGGATTTAAATGCTGCGATAGGAGATAATCTACATTATCATATTGACAGGAGTATTCAAGAAACGGTATTACAATACGCACAACAAAAATCATCAATATATAATATCGCAAGGACTTACGGTTTAAAAATACCTGGCAATAGACCCTCAGTCTCTCTATTAGATATTTCTATAACAGTTCCTGCATATGGAGACCAAGAGGATAGTAGATATTTAGGTACTTTAAGGGCCGGCTCACAATTTATAGGAGCTGGTCAAATCTTTGAAAATCCAAACGATATTGATTTTTCAAGTCAATATAATTCTCAAGGATATCCTAATAGAACTAAGATACCAAATTTTGACACAAATAATAGAATAATTAACTACACTATAACTAAAAGAGAGGTTGTAGTTAACGGCACTACTAAAGTTTTTAAAAAGGTAATAAATCCACAAGATGTTAAACCATTTTTTGAATTTTTCTTACCTGAAAAAAACGTTTTAAGTATAAGTTCAATCATACAAAAAGACGGAGTAACATTTTCTAGTCCTCCAACATATTCAGAGTTTGTTACTTCAACTAATAAATGGTATGAAGTCGATGCCCTTGCAGAATCTAGAGTTTTTATTGAAGACCCCACTAAAGCTTCTGATAGACCAGGAATTAAAGTAGGTAAATACATAGACACAGACAATCGATTTATCAGTGAATACACACCTGAAGGTTATTGTAAAATACAATTCGGAGGAGCAACTACAACTGCGGACGAACAACTTGCACAATTCAGTAGGACGGGCATTCCATTAAATATTCAAGATTATCAAAATAATATAGGTTTAGGTTTAACAGTTAAACCCAACACAACATTGTTTGTTCAGTACCGTATTGGAGGAGGCTCAGCATCTAATGTTGGTGTTAATACAATTACACAAATTGGTAATGTTAACTTTGAAATTAATGGACCTTCAAATAACATAAATCAAAACGTTAAACAAAGTTTAAGAAGTAATAATGTAACCGCCGCTATAGGAGGGGGAGATTTTCCAACATTAGAAGAAGTTAGAAATATGGTTAGTTTTAATTTTGCCGCTCAAAAGAGGGCGGTAACTGTTAATGATTATAACTCATTAATAAAAACGATGCCGAGTAGATTTGGAGCGCCTGCAAAGGCTTCAATTACAGAAGAAGATAACAAAATAAAAATAGAAATAGTATCTTACGATACTACAGGAAAATTAACTAATAGTATATCAAACACATTAAAACAAAATATTGCGAATTACCTTTCAAATTATAGGATGATTAATGATTATATATCTGTATCTAGTGCACAAGTCATTGATTTAGAATTTGAATTTTCTGTGGTAATGGAATCAACGGAAAATCAAGGACAGGTTATAACTAATATAGTAGACAGTTTAAATTCATATATGTCACCTAAAACCAACGAATTAGGTAAAAATGTTAATGTTTCTGATATAAGAAGATTAGTCCAAGATATTCCAGGAGTTAATACGATATCTGAATTAAAAATATTTAATAAAACAGGTGGACAATACTCTTCATCTGAAACGTCACAAAGCTATTTAGATAGTACCACAAAACAAATAAGACTTATTGATGATACTATTTTTGCGCAACCAAACCAAATATATCAGATAAGATTTCCTGAAAGAGACATAAAGGTTAAGGTCAAAAACCTTAAAGGGGTTAGTTTCTCTTAATTATAATATAGTTACTTTTAATAAAAAAATTTTAAAATTAAGGTAAATAACTATTTATCTTAAAAGAAAAAAGTATGCCCAAATCATATAGAATAAAGACCGAACCAGGTGTTGATAAACAAATAAGGGTTAATATTGAACAAGATTTTGATTTTTTAGAAATACTTTCTTTGAAATTAAGACAAGAAGATGTATACACTAGATTTTGTGCGGATTATGGTGTGGTAGTTGGTCGAGTAATTGCTAATGGTGGATTCGGAGTACCTAATGTAAACGTTTCTATTTTTGTACCATTAGATGATATCGATGAAAATGACCCAATAATTTCTACATTATATCCATATAAAAATCTAAGAGAAAAAAATGAAGATGGGTATAGATATAATTTATTACCTTATGAAAAAGAATATGATGGACATACACCAACAGGCACATTTCCTTCTAGAAGTGATTTATTAACAAGAAAAGAGGTATTAGAGGTTTATGAAAAATATTATAAATATACGGTAAAAACAAACGATAGTGGTGATTTTATGATTATTGGTGTTCCATTAGGTTCACAAAAAATAGTCATGGACTTAGACCTGTCAAATATAGGTCAGTTTTCTTTGAGACCTGCAGATTTTGTTAGAATGGGAATGGGAGTCCCATCAAACTTCAATGGACAACAATTTAAATCATCTCAAGACATAGATAGTTTACCTCAAATTATAAATAGTGTACAAGATATTGATGTATCGTCATTTTGGGGAGACGGAGATGTATGTGATGTCGGAATAACTAGAGTAGATTTTGACCTTAGAGATTTAGGTATTGAAATACAACCTAATGCGATTTTCATGGGTTCACTATTTTCTACTAATGAACAAGACTTTTTAAGAAAAAATTGTAAATCTAAAAGTGATGCGGGTAATTTGTGTGATACAATTGTTGGTCCTGGTAGAATTTTAACAATTAGACAAACGGTTGATGTGGATGAAAATGGAGACCCTATCCTTGAAAATTATCTATTAGATAATAACGGTTATTTAGTTGACGATAATGGTGTATGGTTATTTGAATTACCTATGAATCTTGACTATATAACCACTAATGAGTTTGGAGAGCAGGTAATATCAAACGACCCTAAAGTAGGTATACCCACAAGAGGTAAATATCGATTTAAAATAAAGTGGATGGACGAGTCAGGATTAGACGCAGACATTATGAGGGCATCTTATTTAGTTCCAAACATTAAAGAACATGGATGGTCAGGTCCAAACACATCCAATAGACCAGATGATGATGTGATAAATAAATCATATGCATTTTCTTTAAATTGGGATGATTATTATGATAAAGAAAGTGCGATTAGTTGTGAAGATACATTTTATAATTTTCATTATAATAAAGTTTATACTGTTGCGTCTCACATTGATAGGTTTAAATGGGGAAGTAATAGAGCGAGACATTTAGGTATAAAAGAAATAACAGATAGAAGATGTCAATCAGAAGTTAATAGAATGCCTATTAATGACGGTCAAAAGAATTTTGATTTTTTGTTTTTTGTTTTTAATCTGTTATTAACGATTTCAGGATTTATATTGACCGCTTTAATTCCTGTTATTCATATAGCACTTTGGATATATGATTTTATAATAAGAGTATTAATAGGTATTATTAATTTTATTAATCGAATAATTAGGACGATATGTAAAGTGGTTTGTTGGGCATTCCCTAAAAGATTACCTTGTGATAGTTGTGATGATAGAGGGATTGACCCACCAGAAAGACCTGAAGGTAAAGGTATATCATTACCTTCTATGTCATTTCCTGATTGTGAGGCATGTCCGTGTGAAGTCGATAACTTAAGTACTGATAGTCAGGATGTTTACATTACCTCATTGGTTTCTCAATACTATGTACCAAATACATCTGCATTAGTGAACATATCTAGTAGAGCATCATTTGATAGTTTTACGACCTGTGAATCGACTGAAGAATATAACGAAGCAAAGATAACATTCTTAGCGGGTTATGATATTGCTGATGAATTTAATATTGTCGATGAAATAGTACCTTCAGTTGGTATACAAAACGCATGTGATTTATGTGCTGCTGGAGGTGTAGGAAGTAATGCGTATTGTAATATATGTAACGCATATGAAACGGGACTAAACAATTCTAATTACATATATTACAGAAACAAGAAATTTTATAAAAGTCCTGTTTATATAAACTATTTCAATTGGAGTAATATTAGTGATGATTTTGGTATTGCGTCAAACCAAGTATTAGATGGCTTAGTAGAACAACAATTTACCTCACCTCCAAACTATGGTGTTGACGGATTAAGAAGTGATTTAAATAATACATTATCACAGTCATTAAATTTAATGAATAACAGAAGTAATTACTTTGTCGAAGCGACTGATGATACAGCACCAAGTAGAATAAGGGTTAAGGTAAAAAATCAAAATTTTCCTAATGACGGTTTAACGGGATTAGGTGGTGTTGGAGGAGGAGGACCAAGTGGAGGGTCAGGTAATTTAAACTATTATGAAGACCAACCATTAATATTAATTTTCGATGCGGGTGTTAATGTGACACCTGGTCAATTATTAACATTTAATGAGACATCTAATTTATTAGACCCTAATTTTATAATACCTCCTGATGATATATTATATACAGGAATCACAGTAACAAATAATAATATTGTAACTATGGATTCAGAATATAATGGACAAGTCTCAGTTAGATGGACCACAGGTCAGGGTCAAATAATTACAGGACCCGTTTTAAATCCTGGTGAAACTTATACAATACCTGGTTGTGTTAAATATAATAGTATTAATTTTGTTTCTGCTATTGGAGGGGGAGACACATCTCTTACTACAATAACTCCTGGTACACCATGTACAATACCTATAACTTCAGGTATAACTGAATATAATGAAAACTCTTACATAACAAAAACAATAAGTTGGATTGATTGGGAAGGTAATATTCAAACTACCGATTTAAATTTATTTAATGATAATCCTGATAGTAGTTATAAATTTAGAACAGGTGTGGAGTACTTCCAAGTAATCACTGCACATACTATGAGTTTATTTAATCATTGTAATGAATATGATGACCCTAATTGTGATAACATAGAGAATAACATACAAGGAGGACAATGGTGGCAATTTGCTAATAATATATTTAGAAAATATCTATATAGACATGGACAATCTTATTTTTGTAGATATGATGGTGGTCCTTGGGATGTTACAAGTTTTGACCATTTTTTAAACAAAAATGATTTACAAGTAGTTATTCTTACGAGGGGAGTTGACCCATGGACACCAAAACAAAGGATAGAATATGACCTATCGATGTTATATGGGTACAATAGTTTTAATATACCAAGTAATGAGGCGGTTAGAGTCACAGGAAATTACTTTTTAAACATACCAATACAACCTAATAATGGTGATGTCACCGACGATTGGTTTAACGATTATAAATCTCCTGCTCCGCACTATACAGTTAATAACATTAATGAGAGTGCTTCTTACGGTGGTAGTAATAATGAATTAGATATAACGTGGAATGACAATAGTGTTAGTGCAGGTACTGTTGGTAATATATTTTTCCCTTCATATCTTTATACATTAGATACGCCAGATTATACTTTTATACCGTTTGAGAGTAAATCATTAGTTTATTATTCATCATTGGATAAATCTGTTAATCCTAATAATGATAACATATTTAAAACTAATTTTTATTTCAATGGAGTAGGTGCTGATAATTATTTTGCGCAATTTAACGCTATGGAAACAGTAAATCCTAATAACCCAACTGCTTCTGTAGGTAATAATAGGTTAGGGCAAAATAGACAAGAAATTTTGGAAGGTAGTACACTACAAGTCTCCAATGTTGACTTCGCTAATCAGGCTACACAACCTGACGGATTATTTGCCCTTGATGTTTTACTTCAGGATAGAGTTTTAAGGGCGTCAAATCAGTTTTTAAACCCTGGAGGTAAAAAGACCTTAACATTATCTATGATATATAGTGGATTAACTGATTCACCAACAACAATGATTGATGACCCATCTAAATTAGTAATAAGAACAGATAGATTACCATCATCAGATTTAGTTGAAACTCTTGATGGTCCCGATGACCCAAACTTTAGAATGATGAGAAGATATATTCTAAACCTAAATAATTATTTTGGGCTATATCAAATCAATGAAAACGGAGATTTTACTGATTCTATTAATTTATCTGAATCACCTATAGGTGTCACAGATGCGTCAGGAAATTTAGAAGATTTAATAGATGGTAATAATAATCCATTATATACGAGTGGTGTTTTAGAAAGCTTTACTTGTGGTGAAATGGTACCTCTTGCTTGTTATTCAGGTAATGGTGAATCATTTGCAGTTGAAAACCCATGTGAAGAGTCGGACAGAGTAGTTGGGGGATGTTACAAGATAATTAAACAACCATATATTAGAACTATAGGTGAAGATATTAGATATGCTAGAGAATGGAGAATAAGATTAAGGTTTATTTTCGGGGCATGTAGAGGTATAGTCGGAGAGATGTTTCAAAACAATTGGATAAACGGAACACTTTATATGCCATCATTTCAAAAATTAAAAGTACTTAGTAGTAATAATGAAGTTGACGGATACCAATACTGCGGTTCACCATTAGGTAATACGGACACGCAATATAATGGACCCATATATTTTAATACTAACACCAATAGTTTTTATTATCGCTCAACACCTTACGGTAATGGAACATTCTATGGTCAAATACCTTCAAAAATTTATAAAGGACAAAATAAAAGAAACATATTTTCACCAACAACGATAATGGAGTTGGGTCCTAGAGATGAATTTACAAAACAAATCTCATTCTCTAATGAATTTGAAGGTTATATTATAGATAAAATAAGTACAACATCATATAAAGATAATTCAGATATTTTAAATTTATTTATTATAGGTAGATTAGTTAATGGTAATTTTTGGCAGAGAACTTTAAACCTCAGCGCTGCGGATACTAGTATTAACCAATTATTTAGTAGAGAAGATAATAATATATCGAATAATTTCTTTGATGCTAGAGTTGATGGTGATTATGCTCAATTAATAGCTATTAATTCCGAATTTGGAGTTTTACCATATATTGACGGCAATTATGATGATGATATTACGATAACAGAAGATAGGTTAGGTATATGGTTTGATTCTAACACGATACAAAGAAGAATATTAACAAACGGTACTATAACATTTGGAACAGACCCTGACGGTCCGAGTAACTATTTCGGATATTCAAAAACACAAGAAGTTCCATACTATATGTGGGAGTTAAAACCACAATCAGATGAAAATTCATTTATAGGTCTATTTGGTTCACAAAATAACACATGGTATACGGATGAAATATCATCATCGAAATATCAAGGGGATGACTTTTTCACTGGAGATAATGAAAAATACATGAAACCAAACTATGGATATGGTCTTGGTTATATTTATAATAGAAGCGAAGATGACCCACAATTAGATGCAGTACCGACACAAAACCCTAATGGAAATAAGTATAAAGTTGGGTCTCCATTTTACTTTTATTTTGGACAGAAAAGAGGTAAAAGTGCAATCAACAAGTACATAATAAAATATATTTTTGGTGAGATAGAATGATTACTAACGAAAAAGATAATACTATTAGAATTGTACGTGGAGAGGATAGATACGCAGGTGCACCCAATGTTGATTTAGGATTAAAAATTAATTTAGAGTCTTCAAAAAAAAACTATATAGAAGGGAATAGGTCAATACTTGTCAACTTAGAAGATAGATTTGATACTGAACGACAAAGAAGCACTATATTTAGAATTTCGGGTAAAATAACTAATATTTTTAATAACACAATAAGTGGTCAAACAAGTTATGAACCCTTTAGAAATAATTTATATTACACTAATGCTATTAGTGCAATAGAAAATAATTCACCTTGGCAGGGTTATCCACAGTACGATGAATTTTCATTCTTTAGAACTACAGGTATAAATGGTCATATACCATTTGTAACTAAAAGCGGTACCTCATATAATTGGATGACGTATGTAACGTATCCTTCAAGTAATTTAGAAGGTAAAAATTTAAAAATTAAATTTGAAGATGGTGATGAAACAATTACGTACAATTATAATTTAGACGATGGTATACCATATTTCATTAAAAATAGGACTTTAAATGGTAAAAAATTAATAACTTTTTATTGTGGTTTTAAACATAATTTAAAGGTAGGGGATTGGGTTAAACTAAAAAACAATATTAACGGAATAAGTTTATTCCAAGTATATAATTTGGGTGACGAGTATTACGGTAATGAGGAAAAAGTATTTTCTATATATAATATAGGTTATAATAACCCAAATTTTGGGGATGGTGCAAAAGGTAATTTAAAAAGAGTAATCGATAACGGAAATGTTGATGAGACTACAAGTAAATATTATATAAGAAAACATAAAATTTTATCAAATAGTTCAAACTCTGATATTACTAAAATGGGGTTTGAAAGAAATCCATTTCCGATAGAGAAAAAGTTAGAATACTCAGCATTAACACCAAATAATGTTGAAAGGGTTTCAATTAAGGACGGGTCACAAACAGTTGGTATTTCTTTTGATAAAGATATTAATATTGATGGTTTATATGATAATTTGAACAGACCTCTTACTGAATTATTTATAACGATAATAAATAGAGGATATATGGGATGGTTTAACAACCCATCGATACCTGGTAACCAAACAGGTTTACAAGTCGGTTGGGAGTATAATATATTAGAAAATCAAGTAGATGATTGGTGGTTAATAACTAACATTAAAAATAGAGACAACATTTTGAGTGATAGTTATATATTTAATGGACAACAATTTTTTTACAATAAAACATTAAATATTGGCGACGAAATTATGGGTGACATCTGTGAATTTAATGATTACGAACAGAAAGAATATAAAATAAACGATGTATATCACAAATTTTCATTTAACCCACAAGTATTTGATAACAGTAGTCCTAACACATTACCTGATGGTTATTTATATAAACCTCACTACTCAATAAAGATAAGGACATTCTCTGATTATATAGAGACAGGTGAAAAAGGAAAAGTAGATTTAGTACCTAATTACGCGTTTTTTTCAAAAAATAGTAACCAATGGAGATGGAGAGACCTTTACCCATATGGGTATACAGATTCAGAGGGTAATGGGGTTGATATACCATTTTTAAATGGTGCTCACTATACCTTTTCAAATATTTTATTTTTACAAACTCCATTATATAGAAATTTAAACGTCAATAATGACATAATATTCCCACCAACTACTGACGATTGTGAATAAAATAAAATTAAGGTTATCTGAAAACCAAAAATCTTTTACTATTCCATTAAAAATAAACTTTGATGGTTTAGGTAGAGATGATTTAGTTAAAGAATATGAGGACAAGGTTACTGAAGAAGTTATAAATCCTATTGATGATTTTGAACTCACAAGATTTGGACATAAAACATGGTTATCAGGAGAAACAAGTCTAACAAAGTTAAACTATAAATTCTTCTTTTATAATAGAGAAGTTCCCGTAGATACTACAAATTCATCTAATATTAATAATTGGGTGAACAGTTATAATTTCACAACAATTCCTGAATTTACAGGTACTTGTTTTTCAGACAAGGAGATTTATTATTACGCGAACTCATTCAAAAGAAGTTTTTTTAAGTTAGATTTATATGACACACCAAACTCCGAAACACAAAAAATTTATTTAACTATTATTATACCCACACAACAAGGTGTTGTAACACAATCAGATATTGGTACAGAAACGGTTCCATTAATTGTCGATATAAAAACACCTAATATGGTTTTAGATTATATAGGTGATAAAGAAGGGTTTTTCATATACTGGTTAAAAAATATTGAAGATACTTCTTTAACTGAGTTTTATATGAGTGCGAAATTCTTTAATGCGAAGATAGGTCAGTTTATTAGATTAACCACGTTACCACAATCTAATTTTTCTAAAAAATATAACTTACAAAAAGATAAGTATTTTTATCGTAAGGTTGAGTTAGACTATGATAATTATGAATATATCATAAAAAATGTAATAAATGGTAATCGAGTAGGGACTAATGGTTCTATAAATTGGTATGAATATGTTAATCCGTCATGATAGAAGATACAATTTATATAAAAATTTCACCAGAAACATTAAAATCGGATATTGTTAGAGAAACTTTAAGTGGTAATACTTTTGGTGTTTATTCTGGTATGTCTGAAATTTTAAGTGGAGGGACCAATGGACAGAGTCTATTAACAGGTTTAACAATTCCTATTACGTTTACCCAAACAATAGATAATATGGGTTATTATACTGAATTTGATGGGTTCATATTACAAAAAGATGTTGTTACAAATTTTGTAGTCTCAGGAGACCCTAATAATTTATATACCGTTAATCTTTATAATACTTCAGAACAGACTAAGAAATTTTTAAAATTATCGTCTTATATTATTAATTGGGGAGACGGTGGTTCAAATACTTTTAATAGTGATGACGAAGTTTTAACACACACATATCCAAGTTTGCCCCAAACTTATAACATATTTATGACACAAAAAAATCCGTGGGGTATAACATCTATTAAAAGAAAAATAACGGTTCCACACAGTGGAGTTACTATAAATAACCCTGAAGGAAGTATAACATTCACACCAAAAGGGGGTAATTGGTCAGGAACTCCTATTAGTTACGATTTTATATTTACAGGTGACAGTAAAAATATTGTACAAAAACAAACTTCTGATAATTTTACTACTATACCATTTACAATAACAGGATATACATCATCAAGATTAAATGAGTTAAAATTATATGGACCTGTTAAATTTAATCCTGCTGTTGTGGTAAAAAAATATGGTGTGGATTACGGTCAAATAGATGAAATAACCGATTTATATACTGGATATACGATAGAAAACGTACAATATTATGACTACAAGGATGGTACTACTGTTTATTTTATTGAATCTTCAGGTATTACTGAAAATATGATACAAGAATTACCTTTAACAAAAGAAGAAGTATTAATGGGTGTTGTCGACTCACCGGAAATACAATCAGGAATATTTATAGAAAGAGGAAAAAATTCGGCATTTGAAGCATTACAGAGACTTGGAGAAGTTGATAACATTGGAGACCTTACCTCATATGGGTATGGTTTCTTTAAAATAAATAAAACGTAAACCATGGCGTTAGGAACATATGGAACAACAAGACCGGCGGACATGTCCCCCGAAGATGTGGAAATAATATTAAATTACACACCTTCGAGAGACCAAACTGACACATTTCAGTTAAAAAAATTAAGTGCAGTAAACATTCTTACACCATATTTCCATAATAGTGAAACAGGTGGAAATGCGGATGTTGAAATATTAGGAGGTCTTTATAATTTAACACTACCTACTGAAGAGTTTAATAGAATAGGTATTTACACATTATATATAAGACCTGCAGAGATAAGGACTACTATAGTCGATTGTGGGGTACTCTCGGCATTACCTAATGTAAAAGGTATAATATTAGATTTAAATCAAGTCCCCGCTCAGTTTAGAAATAGATTTATAAATCAAGGTTTGGTAGGTTTTAGGATTGAGTACTTAAATGATGATGGTACTAAAATACCTAATTTTTATAGAATTGTTACATCTTCTTTCTATTGCGAGCCTGTCGTGACAAACTTAACAAACTCATCACAAAAATCAATTAGGTACCGATATGTCGAAAGTGGTAGTGACTTATTATTTTGTACCCTTTCACCATCAAGTGCCCCATCAAATAAGGCATCTGCAACACCATACATTGGACAGCCAAATCAGAATATAATAGTAACTAATACATTTTTTAATCCTATAAATTTAGATATTGAAATCGCTGAACATGATATAGATACACTGGCAATTGCTCTTTACGGTAATCAAACCAAGAGTATTGAAGATGGTGTATATACGTTATATGATAACGACAACAACATTTACAAACAATACAACTTATACGAAATTCGTGATGAATTTAATAACCTATTATATGAAGTTAGACAAGATAGAGGGGATAATATTGATTTTAGTAAAAACTTCACAAATATAACTGAGTAATGGCAGATAACAAGTATAGATATCCACCGGCACCACCTAGTGGTAGAGGTACTTTTTCTGACAATATTGTTGGTTTGCAAATTGTTGATGGAGGAGGATTGACACAAGGTAATTTTGAATTTTCTACAAATGTGGTTGAAAAAGTTAATAGAAAATTTGATTTAGGTGTCTTTTCTAATCCAATTTCTTTAGAAGATTTAAATCTTAATAGTATTGCACAAGCCAAAGAAATAATGGCTAAAGATTTTAAGGTATACCCTAATTTTGACATCAGTCAAGTTAGTACCTTTAGTCTTTATGGTTCATTACAAAAAAGACTATCATCTGCAATTACAAAAATAATTAATTATTTTCCTGCGGCAATACAAATAGATAAAACATATTATGATTTAACAACGGGATTAACCGCCTATGATATTGTATATGATAATGTAGAAGGAACTACTACGTTTAAAACAAACGTTAATAGGTTTAAAAATCCTTTCGATATTGATTATTCAAAAAATGCGGACAGGAATATTGAAGTTAGACCATTGGAGGTTAGTCCGCTAAGAAACTTAACAAGAAACTATTTAAAATACTCTTTATACGTTGGTAATTTAGACACTCAATATAAATTATTAGATTTAGAGCCGTCATTAAGACTATCTGCGGGTACGGTAGAAATAATTGTAGAAGGTAACCCTTTCAGTGGTTCAAACAGTAGTGTCAAAAATCTAATAATTAAACCTAATAACTCAGAAACGGAAA